GATGTTGCTGATATGTTGGTTGTTGTTGTGCTGGCTGTTGCTGATAATTTGGTTGTTGATTAGGTTGTTGATATTGTTGCTGTGGCACAGGCTGTTGGTAATTTGTTTGTGGTGGTTGTTGACCCTGAATTTCCTCATAAGAGTAGAATTTTCCCACCTGATTATTTGTTCCTTCTGATCCGTCTTTCTTTGTAAATTTATTAATTTCTAGCTTCAAACGACCATGAGCACCAATCACCGCATTCCAATTCATGCGTAATTTTTCACCTTTTCTCTTTTGACCAATTCCTGCAAAAAAGTTAGATAGTAAGCCTTCGGTTTTGGTATGCAACAATAAGTTATGGAAGATTACTACATTGCCATGTTCAGGTGAATGCACGGTTAACTCTAATTTCGCTTGATTACAAGCTGGCATCTTTGCACTACCTTGGAATCGTCCACGTTCAAATTTTGCAACAGTAAAATCGTAATCACCTTCAGGTAGTAATATATAGTCACTACCATCCTTTTCAATCTCATCATCCCAGCCTAATTCTCTTTCTTGATTCATTTAAAATACCTCCTGTGTATCATGTTTTTAATAGAATGGTAGACTTTCTCTAAACTCCACAATCATTCCATAGACTTGTTGCCACGCTCCTACTAGTACGCCCTCAACAAAGCTAGGATCATAGTTTGTAATTGGCGTATCTTGTGGGTAGTAACCTTTTTGATTTACCACAACCTGTATTTCTTGCTCAGTTACATTATTCTGCAGCATTAAATCTCGTAATGGTTGTGGTATTCCAGAGCTTAATGGCACTACTGGTGGATCTGGCACATTTGGCACCGTTTGTGATGGCTCTGTTGTTGGTGGAGCTGTTGGCTGTTCAACTGGTGCACTTGGTGGTGCTTGTTGGACTTGTACTGGCTGTGAATGTTCTGGTGGATGGCTTGACCACGTTTCTGTTACTTGAACTGGTTGCTGTACCCCTTGATTAAAAATATGTGCAATATGTGCATAATCAAGTGGCAATTCATCAGGTAACCCATGGCGATTTTTAGCATCCCACGCTGGATGGTGTGTCGTGAAAATGGTACGCACACCGCCTTGTCCTTTGTGCTTTTTACCTTTATCGTCAGTTGCGATGCTATACGTCTTATAGTTGATGAATAGCACCATATCAGCCCATTCCTTTACTAAAGGAGCCGTTTGAGAGCTTGTCTTTTTACCAAGCTTTAATTGATAACGGTCATAAGCACCCATTTCGTCAGGTTGCTCAAACTTTACAATTTGTGCATGTGCAGTCAATACGACATGTATACCTGCCTCAATCACATCGCTCAATAAATTTAAGAAACGGCCGAACTCTTCTTTTGTATAAACATAGCCGTTGCCATAGCCGAAATCTTCAATACCCTTTTTTCCATGTGTAGAACAAACGCTTTCTATACAAAGCATTTCAGCCCAGTCCACTGTATCGATAATGAGTGTTTTAAATCGACTGCCTTGTTGTTTCACCCATTCAATTTGTTGTTTTAACATTGTCCAACTAGACGGTTTTTGCAAACGATCTACGGTTAATTCCGTTGTAGATCCCTCTGTATCAATAAAAATCGGTGCAGGAAATTGTGCTGCTAATGATGATTTTCCGATACCTTCTGGACCATAAATCACAACTTTTTTAGCCTTCTCAATTTTTCCGCTAATCACTTCCATTAAAATTCACCTGCTTTCCAAGTCTTTTGTTGAGGTTGCTCTACTGTTGGTACAGTATCTTGACCTGCAACATATCCGTCCTCAATGATGATGGAACACTCTTCACCTGTACTTACTCGAGTAGCGATAGCTTGCAATCCTTCTTGTTCTAGCCATTTACCAAATTCGTGAAGAGAATCTAAATCCATCTGTTCCAATTTATCTAGTAGGATAAAACCGCAATTAGGTTTCAGTTTTCGTACAATCGCTGTAGATACTTTTAATTGATCAGCGCCACTCATGTTATCCCATTTTTGCCCGTTATAAATGAGCTCACCGTCTTGTACAGATAATCCCTCAAGAGGTAAATTAGCGCTTTGTAATAAAATAGATTTTTGTTTACGAACCTCTTCAATTTGTACAGTTAACTGGTTATATTGATTGTGATATTCGTGAGCATCAGTTTCGGCTTTATCCTTATCAAGATTGGCTCGAATTTTTCGATTGATTTCTTCAATCTCTTGAATATTTGACTCTAATTCTGCTGTTGATTCATCATGTAAATCGAGGGCTGATTTTTTAGCAATCTCTAAATCTTGTGATATTTGTAATAGCACATTTTCTGCAATAGCAAGCTGTTGTTTAAGTCGTTCCACCTCTTGCTGCTGTTGAATATGCTTTTGCTCAATAAATGAAAGTTTTTCACGCTTTCGCTGATTTTCACCGTTGCGAGCTAGAATTGCTTGCTGTTGCTGAATTAGATCTGAAATAGAAATCAGCTCTTTGGGTACATCAGGAAAGTAAGGCTGCTCTTTTGCATATTTTGTTTTTTGATCAGCAATTTGGCCAATTGTCCTACGATTGTTATAAAGCTCGTTCTCCTGCTTTTCTAACTCGTATAATTGATTACCTACACCAATAATTTGCAAAAGAATATTTGCCTTCTCCTTATTGGTAGAATTCATGAATTTTGGTAGATTAATAGCCAATTCTTCTACAAAGCTATCTAAAAGCTGTTGCCCGCCTTTTTGCCCATTTGGATCGATGATTTTCAAATCGGAATTTTTACCTTTACGTTCAACAACCAATCCATTGGACAGCACAATGTGTAAATGTGGAGGAATAACCGAACCTTCTCTTGCAGCTTGTGAAGGGCGATATTTATTACCGCCTAATCCCCAAGCGATAGCATCTAACACGCTTGTCTTACCTTGATTATTTTTGCCACCAACAATTGTTAAACCGTTTGCTGTAGGCTCAATTTTTACTGCCTTAACACGCTTTACGTTTTCTATTTCAAGTTTATTTATTTTGATTGGCATGACTTTTCGCTCCTACCTTTCTTCTATTCATGCTATAATTGTTTTGAAAATGTTTTCTTGCTCACTGATTGCAATCAGTGAGTTTTTTATTTTCAGCAAGTAACTTTCCATCAAACGTCCAAAATTGATGTATTTCCTCACCATTAGCACCAACCGTTACAGTAAGGACAACTTGTACAACTTCAACCTTACTCGGTGTATTAACCACTATAGGCACCTTCCTTTCGCATCCAGCGAACCTTTTTTTATTAAATTGTTCATGTGCATTTTTCGCTTTTACACTTGTCTTAGTGCGATCCGCATGAATTGTTATTGCACCACTTTTTCGTAATTTAGTAATCTTCCTAGAAACTGATTGAACCGATCTATTAAGAAAATTTGCCAATTTATCTGTATTAGCTGTGTAACCATGTTCATCAAATTGAATGTTATCTAATAAATATGCTTCCTCATGTTTTTGCCATAATTCTCTTTTTGGAGATTCAATAACACCTTTTTGCCTTAATTTAAAAATCAAACTTTGTATTGCTGATTCTGTTCGATCAAGAGCATCAGCTATTTCCTTAACAGTGCTATTTTTTTGGAACATGAACGTAATTCTTTTTATTTCTTCTGAATATGGTCTATAAGAAGTATCTATTGCTTTATCACGCTCAATTTGAGGTAATTTACCTTCTTTTCTCAACTTGGTAATTTGATTATTTACAGCCCCTGGACTACGTTTTAAATACTTTGCCATCTGTTTAACATTGACGACTGCATTAGTAGAATCTAATAACGACTTTTCAGCTACATATTTGATTTCCCTGGGCGTCCAATGTTTATGGCCCACTTAAATCACCCCTTAGTCATTTCTACAGTGCCGCGCTGCCATTCGGTTACAAACTCATGAAACTTCCAACCTTTATTGATTAGGTTATGTTTTACGAAATAATTACCTAACCTCTCCAACATTGCGTCATCCATGTTTTTCACCTACCTTATTAATTTAATAGCGCGATCAATCGTCTCGAGCACATTTGGATTTTTAGCACCAGCAGCCATCTTCTGCAAATTAGCAATAACCTCGTCCTTTTCACCATTTGGCTGATATTTTTTCAAGATGATTTTGTCGTTATCGATATAGATTTCTAAAGCATCCTTTTCCTCGATCCCTAATGTGCGGCGTAATTCTTTTGGAATAACCACACGCCCTAAATCGTCCACCTTACGAACAATACCTGTTGATTTCATTTTGTTTTCTCCTTTCGTTTAAGAGCTCCAACTTTTCCGTAAATTTCAGCAATGATTAATCCAGATTTAGTGAGCTCCGGATCCCTATTAAATAATTTATTTTGATTCATCCTCGCTAGCTGCGCTTGAGTAATTAACTGTAAATTTTCAATCGAAATATTAAGTTTGTTTTGATCAAGGAAAATCAGAACATGACCTTTTGGTATTGGACCATTTGCTTTTTCCCATACAACCTTGTGCTTGTGTCTCCATCGTTCATGCCAAGCACCTGTGTCAGAAACTTTAATTAATACATAACCATCACGGTCCACACGTTCATGCCCAACAGGTTTATAATTTTTGGGCTTGTCTCCCTTTTTAAATGATGTCTTATTTATTTGACCGGGGAACTTTTTACCCTTGTTAACAGGCGTGCTGCCCTTTTTGAAATATCCAGTACGTCCACAAGTGATATTATGATTTTTTAAGCAAGCTTTTAATTGCCTCAGATTGATATTTAACTGAAATTGTTGATTGAATAAAACCAACAAATCCCTTTGACTACTTGATGGATAGTGATCACGTAAAAATACTTTTTGCTCATGTGTCCAGGTATGACGCAATAAACTCATCCTCTCAGCAATTTTGGCTTTTCTGCATCGAGATTTAATCGATCTGGGTTGTCATAAAATTTTTGAGCTTGTAACACTAAGGAACCGTTAGAGATTATTTGATTTGCTACACTTGTAACAGCTTTAGCTCTTTCAATTTCCTCCGTTAATTTATTACCAACCAACTCTTCATCACTCAATCGCTCAAGCTGTGCAAATAAATGATTGTTTAAATCACCTAATGTGTTTCGCAATTAATTTCACCATCCTTTTGAGTAGTTAACTGCATAAATAATTTTTTATCACCAGTAGCTAAAGCTTTGTCAATGGCTTGTTGACGATTCATTTCTTCAATTTCATTTACCAAATCGATAGTTTGTGGATCCAAAATAACGCCATCTTCTTCTACTAAAAGCCCCTCTTTTACAGCAAGTGATACAACAACCTTCATAAAAGAATCAAACAACTCATTCACCTCCCCTCAAAGCTGCATAAACTTTCTTCGCATAAGCGATTTGTTGCCTAATATATGGATCTGTTTCTTTGCCACCACTGGCAAGCCAGTCACCTATACGCTGTTTCACATCTACTAATACCGATATAGGTAACTCACAAGCAATCTGGTGTAATTCAAATAGTGGGTTTACATTGCTTGTTAGTGCTTCACTGACTAATGCAACTGGCACTGGTTTAATGTTCATTGGATTCACCTCTTTCTTAAATCATCCAAACTCACTTCCAAAGCATCTGCTATTTTGCACATTACTCGAAATGTCGGATTTGAATTCTTACTGTTCTCTATCATTTGCAATGTAGAGTCATTTACTCCTGATATTTTCGCAAGTCGATAGCGTGACAAACCCTTATGTTCTCTAAGTTCTTTCAATCTAAGATTCAATATTTAGGACACCTCC